GGTCCAGATACACAGACAAAAGCAAATTGCCCAGCCCCTGCGAGCTGCGCAGGCCGATACTCAGGCCTTCAGGCATCAGGCGGACGAAGCTCTCCAGCATGGCCACGAGCTTCGCGTCCTTGAACACCCGGCTGACGCAATACATCACAAAATCCTGCTTCACGCTCTCGTAGAACTTGGTGATGTCAAACTTGTAACAGTAACGCGTACCATCAGGGTCCTCGGCCATGTCACGGCGGACATACGCCAGGAGGTCGTGCATACCCCGTCTCTTGATGCTGGCGGAGGTGGTACGGATGAAACGTTTCCGCAGATGGCGGTCCACCACCGCCATGATGGCGTGCACGGCGATGCGGTCCTTCATCGGGATCACCTGGATGCGGCGCAGCTTGCCGCCCTCGATGATCTCGCGCTCGCGGTAGTCCTTCACGCGGAAAGTACCGGATGCGATCTGCGCGGTCAGTTCCTCCAACACCTCGGGCTTATGCGCGAGCAGGTGGCGCCCCTGGCGGCTGCGTTTACGCTTGCTGCCGCGAAGGACCTGCCGGAAGGAAGCCTCCATGTTGGAAGGCTCCACGAT